CACAACATACGCAGAGCTACAGACAGCTATTGCAGATTTTCTCAATAGGGACGATCTTACTTCGATTATCCCTACGTTTATCGGCCTAGCTGAAGCACAGATAGCACGAGACATTCGTCACTGGGAACAAGAGAAGCGCGTTACCACTACGCTAGATGAGCAGTATGAGAACCTACCAAACGACTGGCTGCAGACTATTACGCTGACACTTTCAGACGGTACGCCTCTTGAGCTTATGGCCCGTGATGAGATGGCAAAGCGCAGACTCGAAGGTGATGACATAGCGGGCAAGCCTTGCTTCTACCGCCACAACGCTGGGCAGATCGAAGTCTATCCAACGCCTGATGAAGACTACACACTGCACTTGCAGTACTACGCTCGCATCCCGGGATTGTCTGATGCTGACCCAAGCAACTGGCTGCTTACTAACTACCCAGATATTTACCTGTATTGCTCGCTATCTCATGCAGCGGTCTATCTGCGCGATTCAGAGCGAGTAGCAGAGTTCTCAGCGATCTATGGCAGTGTAGCGCAGCAGTTAATGCTAGAATCTAATAGAGCGACCTCAAGCGGGTCTAGTCTTAGGATGAGGGTTAAGTAATGGCGACTACTGATTGGACTCAAGATGCTGGGATGACTTCTGACACAGAGGTCGACAATCTTGATACTTTGGTGGATCAGGCCGAAGCATCTGCAACAGCCGCAGCCTCAAGTGCATTTTCAGCCTCAACGTCAGCCAGCTCTGCATCCACGTCAGCATCCAACGCAGCTACTAGCGAGACAAACGCAGCCGCAAGTGAATCAGCGGCAGCAACGTCAGAGTCTAATGCATCATCTAGTGCAGCAACCGCGTTGTTAAACGCTACCTCAGCGTCTGACTCTGCATCTTCAGCGTTTACCTCAGCGTCTAACGCAGCAACGTCTGAGTCTAATGCGGCTACCAGTGAGACTAATGCAGCAGCAGCGCAAACGGCAGCAGAAGCCGCTCAAGCCGCCGCTGAATTGGCAGAGTCTAACATCAATGAGTTTTATCTAGGTGCTCAGGCTTCAGATCCTACAGTAGACGGTAATGGCGACCCAGTAACGGCTGGCGACTGGTACTTCAATACAAGTGCCAATGAGACTAGGGTATATAACGGCTCTACATGGCAGATTACGGCAATCTCAGACGCTGGATTGTTAACAGTAGCCAATAACCTGTCCGATCTAAGCAGCGCAGCCACAGCGCGCACTAACTTGGGCTTAGGTACGGCAGCTACTACAGCCTCTACTGACTACGCAACAGCAGCACAAGGCGCTCTGGCAGATTCAGCACTGCAGTCATCCGACATTGGGGTATCTGTTCAAGGGTATGATACCGCCACCGCGAAGTATGATGATACGACTGCTAACTTCACGGGTACGCTGCAGAATGGGGGCTCTAACGTAATAGTTGATAGCGACATAGGATCTACGGTACAAGCCTATGATGCTGACACAGCTAAGTTAGATGTTGCTCAAACTTTTACAGCAGCGCAGAAGTTTACCGAGGTGCAAGAAACCTTTGTTACTGTCGGTGCGTCTGCTATTGATTGTTCAACGGGCACTGTATTCAGCAAGACACTATCAGCTAATACCACCTTCACCTTCTCTAACCCGCCCGCTACAGGTACAGCTTACGCCTTTACGCTTAAAGTAATTCAAGACTCTACTGCGCGCACTGTTACATGGCCTACCTCTGTTGATTGGGCAGAAGCTACTGCACCTACATTATCTACAGGATCTGGTGATATCGATGTGTTTGTATTCCTTACGCACGATGGTGGTACAACGTGGTATGGCTTTACAGCAGGACAGGCATTGGCATGAACATATATAAGGCTATGCTTCGGGCTGCTGCTGGTAACTCTGGTCCGTCAGGTCCGACATATAATGGATGGGATGGGTGGACTTCATCTTGGGCGGGGTCAAACGCCAGCGCCTACTACAACGGAACTTCTACAAACTATGGGAGTAGTTATGGTGGTTCTTACAAAAGCTCTTTTTCACCTGACGGGCTTGTATATTATAATTCTAGTAGGGTAGGTGTCAGACAGTGGGTGTTAACTACTCCGTATGATTTAACAACAGGCACATTGGATTATACTTTTACAGATGCAACAAATAATTATACGACCGCCCATTTTTTCAATGAGGACGGCACAAAAGTTGTTGTGTACGCACCTGAGATATTTTCTAGCTATACTTTAACTACCCCTTGGGATTTAGAAACCTTCACAAACAAGAAAACATATACAGGGACCATAGGCATAAGCACCTATTCCGGTGGTATAGCTATGCATCCAGATGGTGATAAGCTGTATCTATGCTTGAGGTATAGCCCGTCCGCTACAACTATACGAGAATTTAGTTTAACTCCGGGCGATGCTTCAACAATATCAATTGTTCAAGACATTGTTGTTAGCGGTGGTGCTTCTGCTTGGTACGGCATCCAATTTGATGGTTCTGGTTCTAAAGTGTACTTAGGCGACAGGTCTGGTCGAAATATATACACCTATTCTCTTTCAACTTCTTATGATCTCACTACTGCGTCCCTTGTAGAAACGCAATCCACTTGGGGCACTGACACGTGGGGAATTGATTTTACTCACGATGGTGATGTTTTATGGTTAGGTCAGGGTACAGAAAGTTCTGGGACTCTATTTAAGTATGAAAAATAGCTTACGCTTTTTGGGCACTTTGACACAGCAGAAGCTGCGGCTGAGGTTAGATTGGCCGAGCAAACTAAACTTGGATACCATGCTAATCATGGTGAATATAGTGAGGCATAAATCATGGCCAACGGCTCAACAACTACTTACTCTTTAGTTCTACCAGAAGTCGGTGCTGCGGCTGACCAATGGGGCGAGCTACTTAACAACAACTTCGACAGTATTGACGACTTGCTAGACGGTACTACAGCGATACAGCCAAAGGTCACGCAGCTCAAAGAGTCTTACGCTACGTTCACCAGTACCTCTAACGCAGCCACAGTAGATACGTCTACAGGTACAGTCTTTGCTCACACGCTAACAGAGAACACCACACTGACCTTCTCTAATCCGCCTGCTACGGGTACAGCCTACGGTATGATGGTGGAGATTGTGCAGGACGCGAGTGCTTCTGGATTTACAGTGACATGGCCTGCCAGTGTTGATTGGCCTGATGCTACGGCTCCAACGCTAACCGCTACAGCCAGTGCTGTTGATGTGTTTGTATTCATCACACATGATGGCGGAACAACTTGGTACGGGTTCACAGCGGGGCAGGCGCTGGCATGAGTATAAATAAGCTATTGCTTCAGGCTGCCGGGAGTACTACGGTACCTGGATTTGGAGAAGGCGATCCATTTGATGGATGGGATGGGTGGAATTCGTTTTGGTTTGGTGGAAACGCCAGCGCTTATTATAACGGAACCTCCACAAACTACGGAGATACGTATGGGGGTTCTTATAAGAATAGTTTTAGTTCAGACGGTCTTATATATTATAACAGTAGTGAGGCAGGTATCTATCAGTGGATTTTGTCTACTCCATACAACTTAGCAACAGCTTCATTAAATTATACTTTTACAGATGCAAAAACTACTTTTATTACGTCCCATTTTTTCAATAAAAATGGCACAAAAGTTGTTGTATACGCACCCGGACAGATTGTTAGTTATGATTTAAATACGCCTTGGGATTTAGAAACATTCACTAACAAGAAAACATATACGGGAACGATAGCTCCAAACACAAGCACTGGTGGTATAGCCATGCATCCAAATGGCGATAGACTGTATCTATGTTTGAGGTTCGGGGCTCCTACAACCATACGAGAATTTAGTTTAACCCCCGGAGATGCCTCAACAATACAAATTGTTAAAGACACTGTGATTAGTGGAGGCGCCTCTACTTGGTACGGTATTCAATTTGATGGTGTTGGCTCAAAAGTTTATTTAGGCGACAGGGAAGGTCGAAACATATACACATATTCTCTTTCAAGTCCTTATGATCTTACTACTGCGTCTCTTGTGGAAACACAAGCTAGCTGGGGTGCGGATGCGTGGGGAATTGATTTCACGCACGATGGTGACATCCTGTGGTTAGGGAATGGTTCAGGTAGTTCTGGCGATGTAATTAAGTACGAAAAATAGCTTATAGGAAAACAAACAATGTCTTACATTAAAGCAAGCAACGGACAAGTCGAGAAGTATCCATACTCAATCGGCATGTTGCGAAAAGATAATCCTAGTACATCATTCCCTAAGCGTATGCCAGATGAAGCTCTGGCTTCATGGGGTGTGTATCCAGTAACAGTAGCAACTGACCCTGCTTACGATGAGATGACTCAGCGTATCGTTACGGCCAGTGCGCCTACGTTTGTAAGTGGTGCATGGATACTGTCTAAGACTGTAGAGCCACTATCTAAGAAAGAGCGAGAAGCTAAGGCTAAAGCCTTGATGGATAGCTACTCAGAAGCGGTACAGAATCTGCTAGACTCTACTGCTAAAGAGAAGGGTTACGATAACATCATCTCTATGACCAGCTACGCTAACAGTGGTAACGCTAAATGGGCTAACGAAGCCGCAGTGGCTATTACTTGGCGTGACGCTTGCTGGAATGAATCATTGGTACAGATGGGCAACTTCCTTGCGACAGGCAATAAGCCAAGCATGGAAGATTTTCTAGCGGCTATGCCAACACCCGTATGGCCTGAATAAAGGGGGCAGTATCATGCCTTTACTACCGCTAGACATTCCTGCTGGAGTGTATAAGAACGGGACGGATTATCAGTCCGCAGGTCGATGGAACGACTCTAACCTAGTGCGCTGGATTGACAACGCAGTACGTCCTGTTGGTGGGTGGGCGCAGAAGTCTCAAACGGCTGCCGCGTCTATTTGCCGCTCGCTGTACGCGTGGTCAGATAATGAGCTGGATAGGTATATTGCAGCAGCTACGCATGAGAAGCTGTATGTCTACACCCAAGAAGGTGCGCAGTACGACATAACTCCTGCTGGGTACAACACTGGGCGTGAGTCGGCAACAGCCTACACAGGCTATGGCGCACTGAACTACGGTGAAGGGTTTTATGGGACCGAGCGCCTAGATAACAACCTTACACTGCCAGCGACTACGTGGAGCCTCGACAACTGGGGTGAGTATTTAGTTGGCTGTGCAGATACAGACGGTAAGTTATACGAGTGGCAGCTTGATATCGCAGGCCCAACAGCGGCAGCGGTAATCTCGAATGCTCCAACTAACTGTCGTGGTCTACTGGTAACCGAAGAGCGATTCCTAATGGCGCTGGGTGCTTCGGGTAATCCACGTCTATTGGCGTGGTCTGACCGTGAAGATAACACCACTTGGACACCTGCTGACACCAATGAGGCAGGCAGCATAGAGCTTCAAACTGATGGGGTTATCCAGTGTGGCGTGCGAGCGCGTGACCAAGCTGTGATACTAACCACGACCGATGCTCATACAGCAACCTATATTGGGCCTCCGTTTGTGTACTCTGTACAGCGCGCGGGGACTGGTTGCGGGGTTATCTCGCCCAAGGCGGTAGCTTCGTTTGCTAATGGTACGGTGTGGATGGGTCGCCAGAACTTCTTCATCTACACGGGTGGTACAGTCTCCAAACTGCCTTCAGATGTTTACGACCACGTATTCTCTAACATTAA